TTGTTGTTAAAGAAGGGGATTCAACTCCACTTCAACAACCTAATTTTGGTGGTTTATTTGTTGGTGACTTTGGAAGTCCCTTTAACTAAAGAAAGATATCCAGATGGCTATTACATCTTTTAGAAGGGGACTCGAAGAGGTCAACTCTTCTTATGAAAGCACATTAGAAGAGTCTCGTCCTAAGAGTGGTCCACGCCGTGCAGGTTATGCAACGGGTGTTCCAATCGGTGGTTCCACTGAGGTAAACCCTGGTGAGAACGTTACTGCCGGTACTCTTGACCGACCAACATTCATGCAACAGTTGTTGCAGGCTTACCTTGCTTGCCCGTGGTCTTCTGCTGCAATCGACACGATTGCGCGAACCGCAACTGCTGGTGGACTTGAAGTTGCCTATGAAGGTGGCTCAACCGGAAAGATTCGCACACCAGAAGCAAGCGAACAAGTCAAGAAGGTTCAAGAACTTCTTAAGTACATTAACCCCAACGACGACGTTCGCCAACTTATGCGCAAGGTTATTACTGACCTTTTGATTTTTGGTGACGCTTTTATCGAAGTTGTTTGGGTTATGAAAGAGCCGGTCGCTTTATACCCGCTCGACCCAACATCAATGTCTGTTATGGCAGACGAACACGGAGTTGTTAAGGGTTACTACCAAAAGACCCCTACGAACCGTGAGGCTCGTTTTAAGCCTAATGAGGTTATCCACATCAAGTTTGATGCTCCAGGAGATACTCTTTACGGCGTGAGCCCAACGCAGAAGAACATTCTGCCTATCACTTCTTGGCTTTTCACTGCTGCACTCATCAAAGAAACGATGAAGCGCGGTGACCCACTGCGAGCCCACGTTGACTGGCCTCTTGCTCTTCCCGAAACGGAAATGAAGCGACTCCAGCAACAGTACGCTATTCGCAACCTTGGCGCTCGCAACATTGGCAACCTTTTTGAAACAAAGGGTGGCGCAGTCGTTACTGAAATGGGAAGCAACCAGATTAACAACTGGCTTAACACACTTCAACAGCGCCGAGATGAAATTCTCTCCGGTTACGGTGTGCCACCATCAAAGGTAGGCGTCGTTGAAGCCGGTAACCTTGGCGGTGGAACTGGAACCGCGCAAGACAAGACATTCCGCGTTAACACCGTTGGTCCTATTCAGGAACTTGTTCTTGAGAAGTTGACCTTCGCTCTTATGTACCAGGCTTACGGTATCACCGACTGGATTCTTAAGTTTGGCGTTGTTGACTGGCGAGACGACGAAGTTATCGAAACCATTCGTGACCAGCGAATTCGCAACGGTTCTTGGACACTTAACCGTGCCCGCGCCGACATTGGCGAACCACCTGTTCCTGGTGGAGATGACGCTGTTCTTATTGACCGACAGAACATGGTTCTATGGTCAGACCTTAGCGCACTTTCACAGGCTAACCTTAAGGTTGTTCAGTCTCAAGGCTCCACAATGGAACAAGTCAATACTGGCGACGACGCCGTAAAGGCACCAGCCGCAAAGACAAAGAACGCTCCAGTAGCGCCTACGACCAACCCTGGCTCTAACGTCAGTGGAAGGACAACTAGGTCTCCTAAGGATAAGTCAAGCAAGACTTCTACCGGCGCAAAGAAGCCAGGTCAAACGTCTTCACCGTTATCCGCTCCTAAAGCGCCTTCGGGAACCGAATCAGTATCAGAATCCGTAGAGGAATAAGATGCCCGATGAAAACGAAAACAACGAAGGCCAAGAACCTATAAACATTAACGGTATGGATTTCTACAGCGAAGGACAACCGGTTTATCCATTTCTTGGTCTTACCGCCGCAAAAGCGGCAGCATTGGTTTCAAAAGAAGTAGGTTAAAATGGGCAACTGGCTTGGACAAGCAGGCGCTTATGCCATGCACGCCAAGCACCCATCTGGACAACAGACGGCTGCACAGTTGGCGGCAGAAAGAGCGAACCTTACTAAAGCCCGAATGGCTAGAGGTGAGTTCAGACGCACAAAATCAGCGACATACCATGCTTTTGCTAAAAGCACGATGAAGTCAAGAGGTGATGCAGCACGTAATCGCCTGTATCGCATGTCTGAAATTGCTTCCATTAAACAACACGCACGTGGAGTTAGATGGATTGGTTACCACAAAAAGGTAACGCTAAAGAAACCAAGCGTTTCTGGAAAATTTAAAAAGTTTCGAGGTGAACTTGCACCTGGCCGTTTTTATGAAAGAACTGCTTGGGGTAAGGCCACTAGACCCGCTTTCAAAAAGCGTTCGAAAATTCGCTCTAAGCGTTTTACTCACGTTAAACATTGGAAGCGTCACGGGCGTTTTTACACGCCAAGATAAAGATTAATTATGGCAGACAGTTTTTCACCACCAGAACAAGTTCGAAAGAACGCTGCTCGCTCCCTTGAACTTCGCAAGGAGTTTAAGCGAGGCATGACAGCCGTTGGCGTTGCGCGTGCAAGAGACCTTTCTAACGGTAAGAACATCTCTGTCGATACCATTAAGAGAATGCACTCATACTTTGCTCGTCACGAAGTTGACAAAAAGGGCAAGGATTGGGCAAACGCGTCAAACCCTTCTGCTGGCTACATTGCTTGGCTGGGCTGGGGTGGAGATGCCGGTCGTTCTTGGGTTAATGGAATTATTAAAAAACTAGACGCAAAAGAATCCCAGGAGAAAACAATGGCCTCTACTAAGGCAGCCACTATTCGTGGCGTTTTTCTAAAGCCCGGACTTTCAAAGAACCGCCGTCTTTACACTCGCGGAAACATTGCAAAGGCCGTAGAGCGCATGAAGCAGCAACTTTCCTCAGGTGAAGGTATGCCAATCAACATGGCCACAAGCCATGGCGCGGCTTTTAAGGATGATGCCCTCTCAACAGTTGGCAACATCAAGGACGTTTGGCTTAACAATGATGGCTCTGCCTCATTTGAAGCCGACATCCCCAACACGACTTATGGACGCGACATTGCTGCCCTGACTGTTGGAAAGTTCATTAAGGGAGTTTCAATCCGTGGTGAATGGCGAGGAAACCCTCGTTCTATCACCCACACTGATGGCGAGGAAGCAACAACTGCTGACGACCTTGCTATTCACGGCATTGACTTCACAAACAGTCCTGGCGTTGAGGGTGCTGAGATTCAGTACGCCGCCCTGGCTGAGTCATACACGAAGGGAAATGCCTTGGCTATTTTTGAATCTGTAGATGACGTTGAGATTGTATCTCGCGACGAAGAGTTGGTTGCTTACGAAGCCGCTGACGTTATTCGTGATGCGGTTGAAACCGCTGTAGAAGATGCGGTCAACTCAATCTTTGAAAAGGACGCTAAGAAGCCTTACGGTGACGTAGCCTACGCTGACCCTGGTTACCAGAAGGACAAGCAAAAGCGCTACCCAATTAACACTGCTGCTCACGTCCGCGCAGCCTGGTCTTACATCAACCAGGACAAAAACGCAAGCCTTTACACTGCCGCTCAACTTTCTCGCATTAAGTCGCGAATTAAGTCAGCCGCAAAGAAGTTTGGCATCAACATTGTTAGCGAGCACGAAACGCTTGCTAACGACTTCCAGGAAATACTTGAAGCGTATGCTTCAATATCATTGAACAATGATGCAGACTCAATCAACATTACTGGTTACACGCAAGACCCACACTTGCTTAAGACCGTCGCAAACCGCATCGCATTTGGTGCTATTGCCGCTATGCACGCCATCGACCCCGATGACGACGGCGACATTTACCTCTCTAAGCCTGACTGGTCACAGGTAGATGCAACCGGCGATGCTGGTGGCATGGGACCAGAGGATGAAAACATGAAGACAGATGACAACAACATGGAATGCTCCGAATGCGGAGCGTCCATGCTTGAAGACGCAAACTTCTGCCACAACTGCGGAACGATTGTTCCTAGCAGCCCAGCAGACGCTGGAACATGTGGCAACTGTGGAACTTCTGCTCCACAGGACGCCATGTATTGCCCCACTTGTGGGGACCCCGTACCACAGGCAGAGTCAAGCGACAATGCCCCAACTGAAGAAAAGGAGACAGAAGTGTCCGACGAAAACACCGCTGTAGAAACTCCGGCTGAAGAGGCAACGCTTGAAACCGCTGCTACTCGTACGCTGAGTGACGCAGACCTTCAGGCTCTTGCCGCAATGATTGTTGCTGCAAAGACGCCAGTCGAATCAACCGAACCAGAAGCCGCAGACGCTGAGGTAGCACCAGAAGCAGAGGCTGAAGCCCCTGCCGAAGAAGTTGCTGCCGAAGAAGTTGCAGCCGAGGAATCTATCGAATCACAGGAGAACACCGTGAACGAAAACACATTTACTTTTGAGCAGGTACAGGCTCTTGTTGCAGAGGCCGCCGCTAAGGCAGCCGCTGACGCAGTAGCCGAAGCCACAAAGAACGCTGTTGAGTCTTACCGAGGTGGCCGAACCACTTTCCGTAAGGGCTTGACCAGTGGCTCAACTGGAAACGACGCCTCTGACTTGTCAGAGTCGGAGGAATTGGACCCACGCGCACTTGCAGAGATGAACTCTTCTGCATTCCGCAAGGTTCAAGTACAAGCATGGGGCTCAACCCCATTCTTTGAAAGCAAGTTTGCTCAGGCCGACCGCGGCTTCTAAGCAATAAAAATAAACCCCTATCCAAAAATAATTAAGGAGAATTAGCAATGGCTAACGATTTGGAAGAGGCCCTTACTGCCGCGGGTGCAGCCGCACTCGTACAGAAGCAGATTGACCCAGTATTGCTTGAGTACCAGCGCCGCTATGCGCCGCTCGTACGCTCGCTGCCTACGGTCAAGTGGGGCTCAACAGTTTACTACTTCAACAAGCGTACAACGCTTCCTCAGGGCGGATTCGTCACTGACGGCGGTGCACGTCCAGTATCAACATCAAACTACGCACAGGAGAACTTCCAGATTCGTCTGCTCCAGAGCGTTGGTGCTGTAACTGGTTACTCACAGGCTGTTACCGCAGACCTGATTGGCGACCTCCGCGCCCGTGAAATCGAGGGTGCTGCCCGCGGTCTTTACTGGGACATGGAAACTGCCATTATCTGGGGTGCTGGTGCACCTACGGTTAACGGACCTTACCCTCAGTTCGACGGTCTTGACGTAATTTGCTCGTCATTCACCTCGTCTTCTACTGGTGGCCCTTCACAGGGTATCGGTGGCGGTGCTATCGACAACTACGGTGGTGCTTCGACTTGGGCTGGCGCTGCTTACAACCCATGGGTTGACGGCGTAGACCAGAACTCAATTAACTTCGGTGGCAACAGCCTCACCCTTGGTGGACTTGACCTTCTCATCGACCTCGTTGAATCGAACGTTGCTGAGCCAGTTGAGAACTCTGAGTGGATGTTCCTCATGTCACCTAACGCCAACAGCCGTCTGTCACAGTTGCTCGTCAACCAACAGCGTTTTGTTGACGAAGTTGAAATTGCCGCAGGTTTGATTGTTCCCACCTACCGTGGTGTTCCAATCGTTAAGACTTCGTTCCTTTCACCTCGTACTAACCAAATGGGCACCGTAACTGGCGCTGCAACGGGTACGGGTACTCTGAGCGGAAACTACACCTACGCAGTTGCACCTGTTATTGCTCGCTTTGGTGAAATCCAGGCTGCAAAGACTTCAACCCTCACGCCTTCGACCTCTGCTTGCACGCTTTCGTTCAGCACGCCGACCGGCCCAGAAGGTTCACAGCCAACTCACTACAAGGTATACCGCGCTTCTGTTTCAACCCCAACGAACACTCAGTTCACGTTGCTCGGAATTGTTGACGCAAACTTCACGGACAGCACCGGCAACGTCTGGGCTACCACGAAGATTGTTGACAACGGTACAACTCTTATTGCTTACAACGGTTCAAACGTACAGGCTTCATACCCTGCCGCTTACGCTTACAGCAACAGCGGATTGAACCCACTTACCTCAAACGGTGAGCAGAGCATCTACCTCATGTCACGTGACCCCAACTACATCGTACGTCCATTCGTTCGTGAGATGCAGCCTGTCAACGTGTACCCAACTACAGCATCGCCTGACAGCCTGCCATTCGCATTCGTTGCGGACACTACGCTTGCTGTTCGTGCACCTAAGTACATTGGTCGTTTGGCCAACGTTGCTTCTGCTTTGGACAAGACTGCTGGTAACGGAATTACTCCTACCAACACGAACTACACTCCATCGTTTGTAGTTGACTAATCATTAGGTAGTCAAGTTTCAGTGTGGCGGGCGGGTTCCCTCGTTCCTCCCCCGCCCGCCGCGCTGGATTCAATTTATGAAAGGTTTTACCATGGTTTTACTAGCAGCAAATCAGCCAGGCGGCACTGAAGGATACAACTGGGAAAAGGCCGGAGACGAAGGTGCGATTGAAGTACCTGCTCGTTTGGCTCACTCGCTTCTTTCAATCCCTGGTGAACTGTTTTACACCGTAACAAAAGAAGTAAAGAAGGTCGAAAAGGCCGTTGAAGCAGAAGTTGAAAAGGTAGAAGAAAAAGTTGCTCCAAAGAAGGCAGCCCCAAAGGCCGCTGAAAAGAGCGAGACTGCCTCAGAAGACATCTCAGAAGCAATTGAAGTTGCTTCACCCACTAAGCGCCGTTCTACAAAGGAGTAATTAACCATGGCAAATAACGGGTCACAATACACAGACCCCGTTTCACTTGCCAGCGTTGAAGACCTTTCTAAGCGCTATCCTGAGTTAGTAGTTGATATTGAACCAACAACCCTTGCGGACATTTTGGTTGAAGCAACTGCTCACTTGGAAGACCGCACCGGTCGTCGTCTGGCCCCTTTTACGGGACACATCTATCAAGACCGGTTGTTTGGTATTGACCCCGCTGAATACGGGAACAATGCTGACATGCCTATGGACATTTATGGTTCATTGGGTATGTCCCAAGCCATTGCGTTAGGTGCATCTACTTTGGTGCGCCACTTTTGGCTTGACCAGTTCGCTCCGGCTTACCCGGAACTATGGACTTACAACATTCAGTCCATGAATATTTACCGTACTTACGGTGACTTCCAACCTATTGACTTTGAACACGGTGGCATTCGCGGTCCGGATGTTACTGACGGTCACGTTTGGATTCGCCTTGGTACGTTTGCACCTGAAGGTTCACGCATTCAGGTTGTATACGATGGTGGCTATACCGAAGGTATTCCCGCCTCACTTCGCCGTGCATGCCTTTTCCAGGCTGCCAAGTTCATCATCCTTGAGTTTGAACCTCAGACTCGCCGTGAGATGAACCTAGACCAAATCGACCAACAGATTGATAATCTGATTGCTCCTTGGGTCCGTGGATAATGGCCAGACTAGCCAAGGTTGATGTAAAAGCAACATCAAAACGAATTGAACAAGTTTCTGCCAAGATGAAAATCATTGGTGAAAAACTTGCGGACCTTGAGCCTGCACTTTACACCATTGCCGACGAGTTTAGCCTTATGGAGGCCACTCGTTTTAAGAACGGTGGTTTTGCTTACGAATGGGGCATCACAGACATGTGGGCCGCCCCAGACCCTCAGTATCACCCAGGGTATCCAAATGAACCAACTGGCTCTACAGTTGGTGAGCGTGCCTCAAAGGGTGGTAACTCTAAAAACCAGCCCCTATTTAACCACGGTTATTTAGCGGCGGCGGCAACAATGCCGGAACTGCGTCCATTCGGACATGGCGGTCTCGACCTTGTAATTGACCCATCCAAGAGGGCTCCACAATCCTACTCACACGGTAGGAACTACGGTGCTTATCACCAAACTGGCACTGGCAACATGCCGAAGCGTGAGTTCGTAACCATTACTCCAGAGTTCTACAAAATCGCAGCAAAGATTATTGAATTCTACGTCATGTCCCCCAAGGAACAGGCGGCAAATAAATCCAACAAAGAATACTTCACTCCTAGAGATGAAGAAGCAGGCCGCCAAGCACGCCGTGACCGTGGTGATATTAAGAGGCGTGCAACAATGTCTCACCAAAAAGAAAAGGGATATGTTGCGACCCCAAAGTACAGCACATTTGGGGAAAACTCAATGGCTAGGTCAGTAAAGACTAGAAGGAGATAACCATGGCAGTTCGCGAATGGTGGACAGACTGGAACCTGTCTTATTTAGATGATGCCTACGGTCCTCTCTATGGTGGTCACTCAGTCCAGGAAGCGTTTTATAACACGCTTCAACTTTGGCTTCCTTCATACATTGCTGAATTTAATCGCAATCTAGGAAGCGAAGTATTGGAAGTGCCTTTTGAATATAGGCACCGCCCAGATTTTAGAACTTTGCCTCGAAATGCTAAGGCTGCTGTGCTTATTAGTGTTCCGGGAACAACAAACATGCCAGAGGTTTACCAGAGCAATGTTCGTGCTTCATTTACCGTCGAAGCGATGGTTTATGTTTACGGTACAAAAGACTGGCAAGAAACCGAAGCACTAACACAGGCTTATGCCGCTTGCGTGCGAGCCTGCATAATTCAACACCGCGACCTTGGTGGCTTTGCACAAAGCACTATCTGGGAAGGTGAGGAATATCTAGAAGGTGAGCACAGCAGTGGTCGAACGACCGGTGTTGCACATGTTCGCTTCGTCGTAACGGTTGCCAATGTTATGAACATTTTTGGTGGTGTGCCAAGTCCGCAATATGCTCCGACTGGCGCAATTACCAATCCTTCTACTGAACCGCCAACACCGGGTGTAGAAGTTGAGACCGTTAACGTCGAACTCGAAAAGGAATCATTATGAGCAAGAAAAACGTTTTAGTACAGGCCAAGCACGTCATTTATGACGACAAGGGCCAACCAATGTCACCAGGGTTTTCTTACTCTGTAATTGACACCCCGCTTATCGAGAGTCTTATCTCAGAAGGTTTTTTAAGCGTCGATGAGGTAAAGGCAACTGAGCCCAAGGACGAAGAAAAGAAACCAGCAGTACAAACAAAGAACTCAAAGAATCAGGAAACTGTTTCCTCTAATCCAACAGGAGAACTCTAATGGCTAATCAGGCCCCAGGTGCTTACATTAACGTAAGTGCCGCTTCATCAAACTCCGGCGCCAACAACCCAACCGGTACATGGTTTGTTCTTGGCGTTGCCGCTGGCCCAGCAGGAATCCCAGTACCAATCCAGTCAATGAACGACTTCACAAAGGCGTTTGGACAGATTGTTAACGGAAGCCTTACCGGTCGCTACTCACTCACAAACATGGACAGCACATTGCTGTACGACTCTCTTGACGTTTTCTTCCGTGAAGGTGGACTTCAGGCTTTTGTAACTCGCGTTCAGCCATCTTCCTCAGGTGCCGCTGCAACCTCAGGAACAACTGGTGGTAAGTTCCTTCTCACCGCTAACGGTAAGGGTACTTGGGCTAACTCAAGCAACTCTAGCGCCGCTGGTGTAATTCTTTCAATTAGCGGTTACACCGCTGGTGGAAGCACCCTTTACTCGGCACAGATTAACTACAACGGCAACCTTATGGCTACTGTTGGTGGTCTTTCTACCGACACTGACGTTATCAACTGGATTAACTCACTTCCAGCCTACCAGTCGATGGTCACCGCTTCTGCTATTACAGGAACTACAATTCTTCCTGCATCTGGCTCAACGGCTTCTGTTTACCTTACCTCAGGTGCAGACGCAGCGGTAAGCGACGCTGACACCGCCACCACACTTGCTTACATTACAGAGAAGTACGGTCCCGGACAGGTTTCATACCCTGGTAACACCAGCACGACCACTCAGATTGACCTTGTTAACCACGCACTTGCCTTCAACCGCGTTGCAATTCTTGACGGTCAAAACACCGCCTCGGCTTCAACGCTTGAAACTCAGGCTGCTGCTATTCAAGCGGGCGCCACTGACCCATCGTACGGTGCCCTGTTTGCCCCTTGGATTAACGTTCCTGGCGTTGTAAACACCAACCCATCTTCCAACAGCGGAATTGTATTCAGCCGCGTTGTGCCACCATCGGCTCTTGTTGCTGCAAACATTGCTGTTAACGACTCAGGTAACGACGCTAACGTTCCCGCCGCTGGTATTCAGTACGGTTCTTCGCGTTACGCAACTGGCGTATCTCAGTCATACAACTCATCTGACCGTGGAAACCTCAACTCTGCTGGTGTAAACGTTGTTCGCAACGTACCAAATGTAAACGCTATTGCAATTTACGGTTTCCGTTCACTTGCTTTGGACCCAAACTGGATTTACTTCAACAACGTTCGTTTCCGTATGCAGGTCGTTCGTGACTTTGACTTCATTGCCGAAGGCTTTGTATTCCAGGAAATCGATGGCAAGGGACACATCTTCGGCGCACTTGCCGGAGCACTTGGTGGACAGTGCCAGTCTTACTGGACTCGCGGAAGCCTCTACGGCATCAACGCTGGTTCTGCTTATGTCGTGAACACTGGAAGCAATGTAAACACTCCTTCCACAATCGCCGCTGGACAGATTAACGCTCAGGTCTCCCTGAAGATGTCTCCATTCGGTGAGTTCGTGACAATCAACGTGGTTAAGTACGCAGTTAACGCTGCTCTCCCACAATAATCATAAATTTTTAAGGAGAACCTAAATGTCAACAACTAATACCAATACTCACTTTTTCGGTTCTGAGCAGCAATTTCTTGCCACGCTCATTATCGGTCAGACTCCAACGGGTTTGACATCCACACTTTCAAACGGTCAGTGGATTAACTTTGACAAGTTTGCAGGTGGAGATGTCACCGCCGCAGTCAACAAGCACCGTCCCGGCGGAATGGGCCCAGAAATTACTTACATGTCGCTTCCTACTTACTCGGACGTGACATTGAGCAAGGCTTACAACACGCAGGTTGACAATGCAATCATTGCTGACCTTCACGCCCTTGTTGGTAACACCCTTGTTACCGTCAACATTCAGCCTCTTGACGACGCTGGTAACACCTGGGGTTCCCCACGTGTTTACACCGGTCGCCTTACTGCTGTTAAGGACGGCGGAACTGACTCAATGAGCAACGCCGTTCGTATGTGGGAAGTAGACATTGCAGTTGAGACCGTCGCTGACGCCGCTGCTGCTGCTGCACCTGGCGGAAGTTCACTGGTTAGCCAGTCATTCCCAGCCGCAGCAACTCAAACTGGAAATTACTTCTAAAAAGTAGTACAATAAAATTAACACGCCATAGGAGGAAACATGGTCGATTTTAATATCACTGACGGGAATGATGTGAACTCTCAGGTAGCGGGGGGTGCTGTTGTCGCTGTAGAAGCGGAGCAGACACCCCTCGTTTCCCTGAAGAAGCGCCGTGAGCAAATCGTAAATGAATTGTACACGGACATTAAGGTGCCACGCTGGGAGCAGCCGGAAATCTACGTCCGCTTCAAGCCAGTATCTACAACAAAACTTAACTCCACTCTCACCAAGTACGCTAATGAGAGTCGAAAGAATAGCAACGCCGACTTCTCTCTTGTTGCAAACGCAGAGATGCTTTATGACTCATGCGTAGGAATTTACGCTGTTTTTGACGGCGACACTGAAAACAAACTCTCTCTTCGCAGCAACGACCCTCACGGACGCTGGACAAAGTTTGATACAGACCTTGCAGATGCTCTTGGCATTGAAGCCAAGCGTGCTACTGACTCTGTAATTGGACTTTACCTTACCGAGGGTGACCTTATCGAAACGGCAAACAAGTTGTTCCGTTGGAGCAACATTGCCAACAATGAGGCAGACGAAACTTTTTAGAAGCCCTGAGCAAAGACCCTTACGTTGAAACGGGGGGATATGCAATCAATCTTGGCATGGACCCAAACAAGGTCTTAGACCAGGGCTCAGAAGATTACCTGATGTCAATGGCTTTTATGAGAAAAGCAATTGAACTATCAACAGAACAAAAAGTAGAAGAAATAAAAGTTCTTGCGGAATTAATTGGCTTTGAAGTCGCTAAAACAATTGCTAAAATCTTCTAACCAACCAACCGTCTAGACAAAAGTTATTAGGCGGAAGATAAGCCGCTACTCCTTTGTGGGTAGCGGCTTTTTCTATCAAAAGGCACCTTATGGCAGTAGACCCAGTAGAAATACCGATTAGTGCGCCCGGTGGTGATGAAGCCTCTAAGGTATTCATTACCCTATCGGACGCAATTCTTGACGTTGTAGATTCTTTAGACAAATCTGCCATCTCTGGGGAAAAGTTTGATGAAAGCCTTGCTGCTGCCGAGAAGACGGCGGACAGCCTTGGTGTAACCCTTCAAGACCTGGTTAAGGCTATTTCGGAATACCGAAAGTCTCTTGCCGTCACTAATGAAGAGCAAAAAGTTGCAACGGTTACTACCGAAGAAAGCACCAAGGCTTTAGAAAGCCAAGCCGTTGAACTTGAAGCAAACAACAGGCTTCTTGCAGAGCGAAAGGTCGTTCTTCAGGAATCAAGTGTTGCTCAAGAGGCACACAACGTAGCGACAACTGCGTCCTATGGAACCCTTAACAAACTCTCTGGTATTGCTACTCCTGGAATCCTTAAGGCCGCTACCTGGGGCGTTTTGTCCATTGGCGGCATAGGTTACGAAGCAATAAAAACCTATTCAAAGTTTAACGCAGAACTTACACAGACAATTACTCAGGCTGGTCGAGCACCAAATAGTCTCCCATTCCTGACAAACATGGCTCTTGATGTGGCCAAGAAGACTGGTGTAAGTCTTAATGACGTAGCCAACATCATCTACCGCATTTCATCTGCTACGGCAGGTTTGCACGGTGGTCTTGGGGCAACAAATAATCAACTTGCTAAGATGACAAAGAGCGTTGCGGTTCTTGGCGTTCTTGGTGGTGTTGCTAGCGGCGCTCCAATGGAGCAATCAGCGCGTGTTATGGGCGCAATGATGAACGCAAATCTTGCCGGTGTTGGAACAAGCCCCGCGGCGATTGCAGCGTTTATCAACGCAACCGTTGGTGCCGGTGACGTTAAACAATCTGAAATTATTTCTGCTCTTGGTCGCGGTGCGCTTCCAACCGCAGCCGCTCACGGTGTTTCAGCAGCATCTCTTGGTTCTTTCATTGACCTTCTTACGGCAATGGGTACACCTGGCTCAACTGCTGGTCAGTACGTAAAAACAGCGTTGACAATGATGACGGCACCAAGTGCGCAAGGTGCTAAGGCTCTTG